GTAATAGAATTGTCGATGGATTACTCAGTGTTGGGAGTACTATCTGGGATGAGGAACGAATTTCATTCTTGGACCTATTACGAACCGAATACACTACTGAAGGAGAAATAGCTGTACAGACAGATATTATAAATGGGCTCATACAGTATCTTGATGGTGTATATATCAACACCACATCTATCGCTGTGAGGGTATTGAATGAAGGTATAGTAGACGAATTAGGGGAATTTCCTAGTTCAGCGTTAGAAGTGAGAGTGGCGCGCGTTGAGACATTGCGTAATTTTCCTATATGGGGTGACGAAATTACTAAACTACTAAATGAATATTCACCTGGTGACGATACCACGACCTTAGTTGGGTATTTACAAGGGGTATTGGGTGGAATACCGTCAGTCAAATTTACACTCAATTTATTAAAGGGGGGTGTGTTTGGAATACTTGATACTTTACCGTCTACACCAGAGGAGCGTGATCCGATTATAATTGGAACGCTCGCATTACAAGAATGGGATTCAAATGTGTTCTCAAACTTGAATCTATTGCGTACAGTGACAGTTAACGATACTAATTATATAGAGAATATAAAAAACTCGATAACAAACAATTTGTATGGTACTCTTGTTCAATTAAAGTTTCTGCCAGATTCTGCACGTACCAATATCATAGATGGAATTCTCAATTCACGGAGTTGGAGTGATTCACAAAAAAACTTATTGGAGGCGTTGCGTTCCGCATCAGCAAATGATGATGCTTATATAGATGCACTATTATTTAGCATAACTCGTATTAGTCAATATGAGCAAAGTCAGATTATACAGGTATTACTAACACGAAATATTTGGGGAGATAAATTTTTCACTTTGAACGATTTGCAAAAAGTTTCACCTGGTTTCATAGGAGAGGCGAATGTTATTACCACGTTAATAGATTTTCTTAATAATCTTAGTGAAGATTACTCAAATGAAATAGGTACTCTCAATAACTTACCCGTTACACTGCTGGAACGAAATAACGCTATAGACACTCTCCTCGAGTTAGAAGTATGGGGACCTATCGAGAAAAATCTTCTAGATGGTGAATTGCGCATACCAGGCTCCGAAGACCACGGTGACATAATCGATAATCTAGTTATTTACCTAAACGTTTTAGCCGCTACAATATATAATCCAACATCGCAGCTACAGCCAGGATTATTGGTCGATATCTATACAGAGACTAGTACACTACTACAAGATTCCGAGTTTAAAAAGGCTGCATGGGGTGGTTACTTCTACTATTTATTAGAGGATCTGAAAGACCCTAGTATCCCACCAGTTCCGGACGAATTAAACATCATCACTAAATTACAAACGTATGTAACCTTTCAATCATTTTCAGAACAGCAGAATGGCAATCTTCAATTTTTGATAAGACAACTGGCTGTAAAGTATCCCGATGTTATTTTCAACAAATGGGTTCGAGCTAAGAAGAATGTACCTCTAATGTACTCGAAACAGAAAACAACTACACTGGAGTGTGATGGTGTACAGATTCTAGACGAGACGACCGGTTCTAATATGTTCTTATCGGCATCTTTAGTAAATTTGTACCATAAACGTACCCCGAATTTCCGTAACATCAACATGTACAGTTTTGCTTTGTATCCAGATGAGTTAAGGCCATCGGGTCACCTCAATTTTAGTACGATAAAAGATGCGAGAGTCACCATGGAACTCGAGTACGACGGAAGACATGGGACATTCGATTTCGATGACAACTATATCACGGTTTTCGGGATTGAACCAATTTATTTCCCTAAGCAGGTTATAATCATAGCAAAAAGTTACAATATGATGATAATCAGGAATGGAAAAGCTCAAATCATTTATTAAAAAGTTCAGTCTTGTTAGAAGCTATGTAGTCAATAATATTGTTCTTGATACACCATTTGATGAAATTCAACTGCGCTAGGGTTGTATGTATTTCATGAGATGTCCCAGGAATCGTGTATGCAAACTTCTCAGACCTACAGAAAGGGTCAAAGAGTTTCTTACTGTATCCATCCAAGCTCGACTTGTATGCACAATGTACAGTGAATAGTTTGCCGTCAGTTGTCTTGTATGACGTATTGTTCTTCTTGGCATAGTTTGTGATGAACCATTCCAGGTTTCGAAGTGAGATGCCACTTGACTTATCCAAGATGGTTAGTAGTTTAGTTCGGTTTTTTTCATTTTCGTAAAAGCCGTTTATCGAATTTAGTAGAATACCCGATTTACTCATTACAAATATCTCGCCCTAATTCTATAAGCTCTTTTGAATTTCTTGACACATGAGTTTGTTCAAATCCAGGTAACTATTTGAGTTTTCACAACCTGGACATCCACTGACATTCATCTGCTCGGGTCCGTGGGTATGTAAATTTTTACTTGGGAGGTGACGCCTCTTGATGCGTTCTCCCTGAGCTTTGTGGTATCTACAGTAGCCATCATGAACGGCTCTGAAAGAGCATCTCTTTGTCCCCTCTGTCGTCGTCTTCGTACCCTTACATCCCCCAGACTTGTTCGTCTCAGGTACGTCTCGCAAGAGAAGGTCAAGGGGTATACCGTGGGTCTTGGAAACATTCTCCAGTGTCATACTGAGCTTATATTCAGTGTACCTAGAAACCTCATCTTCGACCATCTCGTACATGTGTTCGTTGATAGCATCCTCGATACGACCTGGAAGTTCTTCGATAACCAGTTTCTTTACGCTATCAGCGACGATTTTCGAAATCTTGTCCTTCGAAATCATGACTTATTCATACTTTGCTCGTAGTTTTTAAATAAGTCTTCAACCGAATTCTCTCTTTGTCTTTTTTGCTTAAGGCGTTCCCGAAGGTCGGCAACTTTTCCAGTGTCGTCGAGACCCTGTTTTCTACACTCTTCGATGAGCTCCTCCTTTTTCATGGTACTCAGAGCGGGTTCGCGCTTTTTGGGAGGTGGCTTATGAGATTCAATGATTTCACCGAAAATCTCCTGCTTCGTATTATCATATAAGGGGTCGAGTAGGTCACATACAGGGTTCAAGAACTTGTTCACGAAATAGTAGTGATAGTCGACGGGTATGTTATTTTCCTCGACATACTTGGGGTCTTCAGACTTTTCAAACGCTTTCGCTCTAGGGTTACCCGTATTTACGAGTAGGTACGGGACGCGGTCTCCAGATTGTGGTTCAGAACCAGGCTTCCTTTCACGCATCTTATTGACCACCTGTACATGTGCCTGATTGATTTGCGAACTCTGTGGACTCGTGATGGATACTGAGTTTCCCCCAACTTTGTATGAATCTGATAAGGACTGACTCAATATGAGCTTATCGTTAGGTACCTGACCACTCAAAAGTTCGTTTGCGCGTTTCTGTGCCAACTCCTTGGGTGGACCCGTGTCGTTCGATGTCAACACAACATCGAGAAGTTCCTTGCACACCTCCCGAACATGTGGTGTATTGTCTCGACGAACAACTTGAAGACCCTTGATGTCTATGTAATCCATATGCATCTGGTCATCCTTCCCCTTTGTCCACAATTTCGCAGCGTATCGCTTCTTTGAGTACAAGAAGTATGGCCAGTACACCTTCTCAAGTTCAAGGTTGTTTGGTTTCTTGAAGAGAGCGCTACATTCCTCAGCCGCTCTTTCACCAATTTCCCAGCTGTACTTCACAGCCTCTTCACCCGTGCGGTCACCTACATCAAACTCAACCATCACCGAATCTGTGTCACCATACCTCACTTTTGCACCAGGGAAATGCTTTTCGACGTAATTCTTAGTGTCTTCAATCATCGCACGACCTTTGCAAGTCGTCGTCGATGCGATGGGTACACACGGTAGAATACCTTTACCAGCACCTGTGAAACCATAGACAGAGTTCATCGATATTTTGTACGCCAACTGCTTCCCATTGTACACCTCTTTCATCGAACCTGATGCAGCCGCCATATCCTTCTTCGCCTTTTTGCGAAACTGCTTCAGTTCTATGAGAATACTCGGAAGAAGACTTGGGACATTCTGAGCAAATTTATAGGTACGGTCACCAACACTGAACGTCTCATACTCAACACCAGGGACGTTGCCGTACCTCCTCTCATCCATCACTAGGGTGGAATAGCAGAGATTGTGGGCTGTCATGATTGATGGATACAGTGCTTCAAAATCTAGAGCTGTGATTGGTGTGTAGTAGGCACCCTTCTGAGCCTCTAGGACGGTCGCACCCTCATAGGGCTCCTCTGGAATCGAACCATACTTGATAGTCGGTACCATGTATCCAAGCTCCCGTGCCTTCTTTGTCAACTGACTAAACACCTTAATCTGCTGCCCACGCTCAACCAGGAAGCATAGGGGTACCCATGTCGCCTTCGCCATCTCTAGAAGGTTCAGTAAGGTACACAACTTCTTCATGAGTCTGTGTGGGAGGAGTGTATCCTTGATACAGTACTCTGCAACTTCACCCAACTTTACGGGATCTTCCTCCTTGTACCGTGCAAACATCTCCTTTGGGGACATGTCAATCTTCTGGTCACCCAGGTAGAGCTTCGAAACTTCGTTGAGTTTGTAGGAATCCAACTTGTACCCCTTCTTTACTTCATGAAACAAATCAAAAATGAATCGTCCAGGCATCGGTAGAAGTTTCAGGAAGTTGTCACCCAATGCACTCGAACTCAACTTCTTGTGGAGAAGGTGTGACTCCGTGTCATGAAGTTTACCCATCTGATAGAAACCCATGCCACACCCAGTCATTGCTGCACGTTTGTAAATGTACTCAAGGTCAAATCCGAAGATGTTCCAACCCGTGATGATGTCGATGTCCTTGTCGTGCAGGTAATCCTTGAATGCCAGGAGCATCTCCCTCTCCGTGTCGAAGCTTACGACACCTGGACCCTCAGTCTTTTTATAGCAAAGGCAAACCTTTTCATATGGTTCATCGTTTCCGAATGTACACAGGGACACCGCTATCTGGAAACAGGCATCACCAGGGATGTCAGCATCAGGGAATTTACCCGTTGAACTATTACACTCAATATCCACAGAAGCTACAACAAACGGCGCGATGTCATCTCGAGCCACGGGTTTGAGGGTTGTCCAATCGTTGCACCACAGGTCAATATCAACCTTGGCAAGATGGGAGCGTACACAATCCGAACCAGAGTCCAACCACCCAGTAGATTGAATCCCAGTTCGGTGCATGAGCCTCAGGACGGGGTCAAGGTTTGATTCATAGACGTGATACTTTTTGAAGTCGTTGTTGTACATGAAGAGGGAGTTGATTCGGCGCCTAGCCTCGAGGGTCTTGAAGTTTAAGTGCATGTAGTTGAACTCTTCATTGTTTTGAAATCCCCATACATCCTTCTGTTTCGTCAGACTATAGCTTGTCACACAATTCTCTCGAAGACGATTCAGTTCATTAAACAGAATCTTGACATCTTGTTGAGTCGTTCCACGGGGGAGTTTTACAAAGAAGTAGGGGTCAAAAGATGTGGTGACACACACAGATTTACCATCCTCCGTCTTTCCAAAGATACTGATTAAGTGTTCTTCGTCTGTGTCCCTCGCCTCCCATGTGAGAGCTTGGAAGACGACCATATGTTTACATTGAGCGAAAATTTTAATATCGTTTATTAATAAATGTCTGCTGCTTTAATTGAGCTTGTGTCGGTGGGCGCCCAGGATGTCTACATCACGGGTGACCCCCAGGTCAGCTTCTTCCGTCAGAACTACAAACGCTACACCAACTTCGCCATGAAGCCTGAGCGCCTGGACTACATCGGTACTTTCGGTGCGAACAACGAGGTTACCATTCCCATTCGCTCGAAGGGTGATCTCATGAGCTACATTTGGATAGAGGATACCCTCATCTCGAACGTGATGACTAACGATGACGGTTTATTTTCCGCCGGTGCCTCCAGCCCCACTGAATTTCAGCTGTGGATTGGTGGTCAGAAGGTGTCTCAGCTCGA